CGCGAGGCGGCGGAGGACCCGGGTTCGATTCCCGGCAGCTCCACCAAACCCCAGGTGGGAGACCCAATCAGGATCTCTCACCTGGGGTCCTTTTTTGTCTCAGGGGGTTCGGATGTACCGGAAACGTACCGGTTACTCCCACCAACTACAGCATCGAGCGCATCGGCGACGACCGAGTGCGTCCGGCCGCGACCGAAGTACACATCGGTCGTCATCGACACCTGAGCGTGCCCGAGATGATCGGCCGCCACCCGAGCCGACAACCCCTCCTCGTCGATGAGCGTCGCCACCGTCTTCCGGAACGTGTGCGTCGTCACCCACTCCAACCCGAGCGCCGCGCGCACCTGCCGCCACTGCCGCGACACCGTGTCGGGATCCCGGTATGTGTCGACCGCCGACGGGAAGACCATGTCCGCTCGCCGCTCCCGCGCCTCGAGCATCTCGACCGCGAACCCCGGCAGCGGCAGCGTGCGCATACCGGCCGCCGACTTGGTGGCGCTCTCCCGGATGATGCCGGCCCGACGGACGCGGATGACCTTCCCGGAGATCGTCACCGACCGGGCCTCGAGGTCGAGGTCCTTCCAGCGGATGCCGAGCAGTTCGCTGATGCGGCAGCCGGTCGCGGCGAACATGGTGATCACGTCGGCGAGGTCCGCGCCGTCGCAGTACTGGGCGACCGTGGGGATCTGCCCGGCCTTGCTGGTGGTGCGCAGCCCTTTCTTCTTCTGCCAGTCGGACAGGACCACCGGGCACGGCGCCGTGGAGTGCCGAACGTCGTGGAGTAGCTGCGCGAGCGCGGCGGCGTCCATCGACTTCGAGCGTTTGCGGGCAGTGCGACGCGACGCCAGGTCGGACACTTCCCGGACCGGGTTCGTGGTCAGCGCCCCGTAGCGGACGGCGATCTTGAACATGCCGGAGAGGATGCCGCGGGTCTTGCGGGCGGTGGGCACGCCGTGCCGGTCGGCCATCTCCCGCAGGAACCGGTCGAGCTGTTGGGTGCTGGCCTCGCGGATGGATTGCTGCCCGATGCCGGCGCAGATCCTGGCGGCGAGCCGGTCGTAGTCCTCCATGGTGGCGGGGGAGCGGTCGCCGTCGATGAGTTGTTTCCGGTACTCGGTCCACAGCACCTCGACCTTGGTTGCGGCGGAGATCTCCCCGTCCTGCGGTAGGCCGCGTTCGAGGAGTGCTTCGAGGAGGTATCGCTCGGCGACGGCGCCGGTGCGGTCGCGTTGGCCGGCGGGGGTTTCGCGGTAGACCTTGCGGGTGACGCCGTCCATGTCGCGGATGCGGCAGCTTGCGCGCCACCGGCCGTCGGGGAGTTGGGTCCGGGCGATCTTGCCGTGGGCGCCGAGGGGCAAGCTCGGGCGGGCCATCAGGGCAGGTGCTCCGTGCACGCGGCGGCGATGGCCTTGGGCACGATGTCGCCGGTGTACTCCTCGGGGTAGCCCTCCTCGTTGAGGAGCTGCACGGCGTCGTAGGGGGAGTTGCCGGCGTCGAGGAATCCGCACATGGAGTCGGCGAACTCGAGGGCTTCGGCGCGGCTCGGTGCGGGTTGGCCGTTGGAGGCGTACATGTCGGCGAGTGCCCGGACGTAGATGTCGACCTGAATGGGTTTTCCGGGTTGGCGTCCTTCGGATTGTGGTGCGGCAGAGCGAGATTCGGATGCGACGGTCGTGGTCGTGGTGGCGGGTTCGGTGGGGGTGCCGGCATTGTCGGATGAGCAGGCCGACAGCGTGAGTATGCAGGCGATGGCAGTGGTGAGTGCGTATCTGCGCATAGTGATTCCTTCCAGGTGGTGATGGTGGGTGGGTCAGTTCGATCGACGGGCGATCTCCTCGTCGAACCACCGTCGTTCGCACGGGGTGAGGGTGCGGAGACGGGTCTGCAGGACGTCGAGATCGACCCACAGCTCGTCGGCCATCTCGTCGTCCACGCGGCCCTGGCACCAGATGTAGGCGTCGACGAGTTCGCGCAGGGGGATGAGTCGGCGGGCGGTGAGCTCTTCTACGGTGCGTTCTTCGCGGAGGGCGAAGTAAGGGTGGCGGGGGACGGGTCCGCGTTCGATGTGGATCAGTTCGTGGGTGAGGGTGGAGCGTCGTTCGCGTTGCCGTGATCCTTGGTCGATTTCGATGCCGCGGCGGGTGACTCGGCCGAGGAGTCGGTGGGGTCGGAGGTCGACGAAGTGGACGTCGATGTGTGGGTGGTGATCACGCAGGTATCTCCATGGGTGCCATTTCCGGTTCGCTGTCATGCTTCGGATTAGAACACCAGTTCGAACGACATGGAATCAAAATCAACTACATGTCGTCGTGGGAGTTCTCATCCTCGCGCTCGGCCAGTGTCTTTCCCTTGCGGGCAGCGAGCTGCTCGGGGTCGAACAATTCGCCATCGAAGTCCTCGTCATCCTCCTCTTTCGAGTGGCCGACAAGGCTGAGGACTTGGCCGCCCGCATTCAAGTCTTCGTCCTTGACGTCATCGAGAGCGAGACGCTGGCTGACCATCACGCGCAGGAGTTCGACCACTGCTTCGCGCTCCTTCGCGTTGAGGTAGTCCACACCGGGGGGTAGATCGTCGACGAAGGGCGCCAGAGGGGTTCGGCGACCGGCGGCTGCATAGGCGACTTCCTCGTCGACGCCGGCAAGCCAGGCGATGGCGCGAATGGTGTCGTCGGAGGGCTGCGACTTGTAGGTCCGTGCGCGGATCTTGTTCACCGTGGTGTGAGTCAGGTCGTAGCCCTGTTTCTGGGCGAGCTCGGCGAGTCGCCGGCCCGTGGCGTCGCGGACTTCGGCAGCTCGGTTGATGAGGTCTCGCAGGGACGGCTGGTGATGTTGTTCGGTCACGGCGGTAAAGGTCCCCTCTAGGCATCTACTTGTTCCAGTGCAGCGCATTTTCCAACACAAGTAGAGCGAGAGTAACCGCAGGGTGTGACCCACTTTCCACTTGTTCTCTTGACAAGTAGTTGACGATTGGTGATGATTCCACTTGTCAACGGAACAAGTAGGGGGCAAGATGAGGAACGCAAGACGAACCAAGGTTCGGCGGATCTACCGAAGGAATGTGTGGATGCAGGTCAAAGACCTCGAACGCCTCAAGCGCGAACGCCAGCGCCGGGGCCTCGCGCAGTGGGAGCTCGCCGCTCTCGTCGGATGCACCCAGCAGACCATCAGCCTCCTCGAGACCGGCAAGATGGCAAACCTCTCCGAGGAGTTGGCGATGAAGATCGCCAAGAAGCTCGACGCCTCCTGGGACTACCTTTTCGTCGCTCATGAGGTTATCGGCATGACCGAGGTGGCAAATGGAACTGACTCCAACCGGCAGCCGGTCCCGGCATGACGACGCCGAGAACGTCCCTGGACAAGAAAAAGGCCGCCCCGGTGGAGCGGGACGGCCGGACATCAACCACCTGGAAAGGATCGAAGATGCAGCGACAGCTTAACAGCGACGACTTGCTCGCCGCCATCGAGGGACTCTGCGAGTTCTACAACTGCCCGGAAACGAAGCCGATGTGCACGCCGGCGGATTCGGGCGGATGGCTTCTCACGCTTGCCGTGACCGACAGCTTCACGTCTGTACCGAACGTCTACCGCGGTTCGGCCCGCACGATCATCGCCGTCCGCGGGGAGGCCCTGCGCGACACCCTCGAGGCCCTGCACGACGTCATCCTCGCCGCGGCCCCGTCCTACGAGACCGCGAAGGGGGCCTGACATGTCGATCCTCACCCGCAAGCTCACCGAGCACGAGCTCGCCGCCGTCGAGAACGAATCGACCCCCGTGGCGCACGAGACGTTCTCGCAGATCTTCTCCGTCGACCGCGGGCAGCTCGAGGTCCTCGACCCCTTCTCAGCCACACCCCCCGACGAGGACGACGAAACCCCGCCGAGCCCGATGCGCCTGACCCCGGCTGTGGTGGCCTGGATCGCGACGTACGGCGGCACGATCGGCACGCTGATCTACCTCGCCGGGGGTGGACGATGACCATCTTCGTCGACGTCTACACCCCGCCGAAGGGACCGCACGGTCCCTGCACATGCGGTGGCAGCACGCCCGAGTTTCCGCAGCACGAGGGCTGGTGCGGTCTGCCGGAGCCGGTCGAGTCCGGGTCGCACTGCTGCGGATGGGCCGACGGCGTGTGCGAGGGATGCCCCGGCCGCTCGCGGATCTGGGGTCAGCGATGAGCGGCCCGGAGCGGTACATCGCCGAGTCCGCAATCTTCGGGGACACCAACCTCGTCGACTGGACCATCGCCCCGGCCATGCGCACGGTCGCGGCCAACGCCAAGAGCGTCGAGGAGGCGCGAGGCTTGCTCGAGATGCTCGGCCTCATCGAACCCCGACCGGTGAGCGACTCGCCGGCAGTGGTCGTGTGCCAGTCCCCGTGCGCCAAGTGCGGCAAGCCCGGCCGTAAACCGAGCCAGTCACTCGCGAAGTGGCCCGGCACGGTGATCCTCAAGGGTCGCGGCATGTGTGCCCCGTGCTACACCGCCGTCCTCGACGCCGAGAAGGAGGCGCGCGATGCGGTGGCGTGACGACTGCACCTGCGCCCGCACCGTCTTCGGGCACGAATACGACTGCGCGGCCCTGTTCGCCGACGACAGCGCCGACTACCACGCCGAGCTGTTGCTCGACGCAGATCGAGAGGACGCCGAGCTGTGAAGCCGGAGAAGTTGACCCAAGCGGATGTGCTGCGCCGCGCTCGGCAGCTGCACCTGAAGTTCCGCATCGAGCACGACGAGGACCTCGGCGCGTGGGTGGTGCTGGCGACGTCGAGCAATGTCGCCGAGCCGATCCGCGTCGGGAAGACCGACACCCGAGAGAAGGCCCAGGCGTTCGTCGACGAGAAGTCCCGGCAGTTGCAGCAGATGCTTCCGGGGATCGTCGAGAAGGTCCAGGGAGAGGAGTTCCCAGGATGAGTGAGATCAGCAGTGCGGTCCGCAATCTGGCTGCCATCGCGGCAGTGAAGCAATTGCTCGCCAAGGCGGAAGCCGCAGCCAAGGCCGAGCTGTCCGCAGAGTTGAAGCGGGGCACCGTCTACGCGCACACCGCGGCGGGGGAGGAGCTCGGTTACGCGACCGTGCCGAAGCCCTCCAAGCCGAAGCTGAACATCGAGATCTTCAACGAGGCCGAGTTGTTCGCCTGGATGGTCGATCAGTTCGGCGACGAGGTCATCGAGACCAAGGTGCAGCTGACCGAGCAGGGGTGGCAGTCGCTTCGGACGCACGTCGAATGCGCGGTTGCCCTCGCGGAACCGTTCGACGCGACGCTCCCTCCGGGGGTCGAGGTGTCCATTCCGCCGGCAAAGACCCCGACGCCGCGGTTCACGCCCGCGAAGAACGTCGTCGAGTTGGTGCAGGGCATGTACTTCCGCGGGGAGCTCGAGCTCGATGCGTTCCTCGCCATCGAAGGCGGTGACGGCGATGACTGACGAGCGTCTCAAAGCCCTCGCGAAGATGCGGGAGCCGTTCGCCGATCACCAGATCAACGTCCTTCCGAAGCCGTACAGCAAGGACGCGCCGAAGGAGTTCTGCCGGCTCTGCAACAGCAGGCACGGGATGCCCGCTGCGCACCTCGATTACGTCGGGCACGCAGCCCTGACCGATCGGCTCCTCGAGGTGGACCCCGAATGGTCCTGGGAGCCGTTCGCTCTCGACGCCTCCGGGCTGCCGCTGTTCGACCGCAATGGCGGACTGTGGATTCGGCTCACGGTCTGTGGCGTGATGCGCATCGGGTACGGCGACATGGGCGGCAAGAACGGCGCCAACGCTGTGAAGGAAGCGATTGGTGACGCGCTGCGTAACGCGGGGATGCGCTTCGGTGCCGCTCTCGACCTGTGGCACAAGGGCGACCTGCACGACGCCGAGGCCGCTCGCAATGACGGGCCGCCACCGCCGTCTGTCGACATCGACGAGTTGCTCAACGAGATCGCTCTCGTGAAGTCCGAGGACGAACTGCGCGCGCTCTGGACGAAGCACGAGGCCGGGCTCGGCGACCGGTACGCGGACGTATCGGCAGCAGTGAAGACCCGCCGCGCCGAACTGTCCCAGTCGACCGCCTGAAAGACCCGCCAGGGGTGGTGTGTCGACGGAGTCCTGATCCGGCGCACCCGATGTGCGCACCACACCACCCTTGGCGCCCTTACTCGAAAGGAATAACTCATGACCCGTGGAAAGTACGCAGCAAAGGCGAAGAACCGCCTCGCCAACCTTGATAACGAACTACTGCAAGAGGTCATTGCAGAGCGTGATGCCTTGAAGGCAGAGCGTGAAACGTTGTCTCGCCAACTATTCGAGTTGCGACGATCGACCACCTCTGAGGCGATGCGCAGGGCTGACGAGATTGCAGCCGAGGAAGTCGCTCGCCTCAGGTCCGAGATTGATTCGCTAAACAAGTCTCACAGAGATGAAATTGAACGACTCTGTTTCGCTGCAGTTCGAATATTCCTGCCTGATGGAAAGGTCAGAATCGACCCACGGCTAGCACTGGGGAGCGTCATCGCGGACCTGTCGGAAACGTTCGGGATGGGGCACCGTGCAGGAGAGCTGATTGCGCACTGGGGTGGGAAGTTTGCCGATCGGGACTACACACGGAGGTCGGCGAAGACCTTCCGAATGATCGACGAACTTCACAGGAAGGGGGTCGACAATAGAACCCCTGGCGGCTCCGAGCAAAAGCGGGTCAAGCAGCAAATCGAAGTTTTACGTACCAACGAGCGGGATGACTTGGCTTCATTGACGCTTGAAGGTGGCGGCAATGCCGAAGAAGCCTAAGAAGTCGCGCCATCGAGTCCCGCCCGAGTACATACGGCCGCCTGATCCGATCGACGATCGGTACCAGGCGGAGATCGACCGGAGCATCACTCGACTCACTAAGCAGTACGAGGCTGCCGAGAAGCATCTTGCAGCCCTTGAACGACGGGCCGAACGTGCAGCCGCACACGCGGAGAAGCTCGAAGCCGCAAAAGCGGAGGCTGAGCGCATCGCAGCGAACCGGCTCGAGAACGAGCGACTTCTAGGGCAGCGAATCGCCGAAATCAAGGAAGCAGCCAAGCGCTCAAGAGTCAACGCGGCCCGAGCGGAGTTGGAGCGGCGACAAGCCGAAGTTGCGAGGGAACGCGAACGTATCCGACAACTCCGGAAGAGCGAAGCACGTAGAGCGCGCGAGCGCGAGGAAGAGATCCGGAGAAATCTACGGACCAGATCCGAGCTGTCCGAGCAGATCGAAGAGCGCCGCAGGGAGCTCCGGGAAATCGAGAAGTTAATGATGCCCGACGCATACAACGGCCGCGATTCTCGTCGCAGAACCGTTCGTCATGAGTCCGGTAGTGGACAAATCAACCTGGGAGGCCAGAAGTGAGAAAGAGCCCCAACCCGGCCCATATGAGCCTCGAAGAGGTCGCCGACGCGATCGGCCGACGGCCGGACACGATCAAGAAGTACCGGATGAACCCGAACTGCCATCCGTTCTTCCGCAAGGCATTCAAGACGGGCACCGGCCGGAACTCGCCGCTGCGCTGGTGGCGGCAGGACGTCGACGAGTACCTGCGCACCGAGACCGGTCGCGGGATCGGAGGTGCGGCGTGATGCTCTCGCGCGATGAACTCGCCGACCTGATCGCTGACGTGATGATGCCTGGTGCTCCCGGGCTGGTCTTGGCGGAGGCGCAGCGGATCTCCGACGCCATCCTCACCGATCACGCGGTCGTGTCTTTGCCGCCGTCGTCGTACGAGGACGACCAGGGCATCTCGTGGGATTCGGACGATGGTGTCCCGTTGGCTACGGCGTCGAGTGATGTCGTGTGGGTTCACGACGGCATGCTCGAGGTCGATGAGGCGGAGGAGTGGGCCGGGGTGTTGCTGGCCGCGGCCCGGGCATCTCGGGGTGCGCGCCGATGATTCAGTTCTTCGTCGCGGGCCACGTCGGCCCGCAGGGATCGAAATCGTACAAGGGCCACCGCGGCGGTAAACCGGTGCTCGTCGAATCGTCGGGTCGGGTGAAGCCGTGGCGCGCCGCAGTTGTCGCCGAGGCGTTGCGTCACGCCGGCGAGCTGCTGACTGGCCCTGTCGGTGTGCACGCGGAGTTCATCCTTCCGCGCCCGAAGAGCGCGTCTGCGAAGGCGGTGATCTCGGCGGCCCGCCAGATCGGGGATACCGACAAGCTTTGCCGTTCGACTCTCGATGCACTCAGCAATGTCATCTACCGCGATGACTGCCAGGTCGTGGATCTGCGTGCGTCCAAGCGAGTTGCGCTTCCGGGGGAGACACCGGGCGCGCACATCACCATCACCACCGTTACCGAAGGAGCTTCCCAGTGACCAACCCCGTTCCCGTGACCCTGTTCGCGAAGACCGTCGGCTGCCAGCAGTGCGTGGCGACGAAAAAGCATCTCGACCGGCAGGGCACGCCGTACGAGATCCGTTACGTCGACCAGGACCCGGCCGCCGCCGACGCGGTGCGCCTGCTCGGCTACCAGGCCGTCCCTGTGGTCGTGGCCGGTGACATGCACTGGTCCGGATTCCGGCCGGACAAGCTGAACGCGCTCGGGCGGTTGCACACGGTCGCCGCGGACATCGCCGAGCTCGATGCCGCGGCCGAGGCGTACCTCGCCGAGGAATCCGAATCGAGTGCGGCATGAAGACCGTCGCGAACGCCGCGGGGGTCACGCTCCTGTGCCTCGCTGGGTGGCTGGCTATCGCCTGCCGGGCGTGCGATGTGGCAGGCAACAACCTCGCACCGGTGGAGGCTGCGCGATGACCGAAGGACTCCTGAAGCTCGAGCACTTCGCGCACTGGCTCGCCTCCGGTGAGCGGGGCATCAGCTCCGAGGCGATCGTCTCGCACTTGACCGGGCACCAGGTCGGGCGCCCATGGGCCGGAGCAGATCATCCGTGGGACCCGGACGATTTCTACCGCTGCGAGATGTTGCTGCGCGCCTATCCGCTGGCTCGCCTGGCATTCCCGGCGATGAAGTCACGTAGCGAGGTGTGGGCGCGGCTGGTCGATGCCTGGGACGAGCTCGTAGCCCTCGGGGAGGAAGAGGTGCCCGGCATCTTTTCCGGCCCCGCCCGCGGACGAGCGCCGCGTATGTATGCCCGCATGAGACAGATCCGAGAAGGCGGCAGCGAATGACTACCACGGATAAGGCGGTGCTCGCCGTGTCTATGCCGTTCACCATCCTCGCCGGGATCATCCTCGGCCGGTTCCTGTTCGTCGCGGCGTGCCTGGTCCTGTACCGGGCGCGCCGCCGGCGCGGGGCCGTGTCATGACTGCCGCCGAGGTGGGCTGGAGCGATCCCGGGGCCGATCCGCCGCACGAGTGGGAGCACACGCGCACGAGGCTCGAGGAGGCCGAGTGTGCGCTCGCGGGGATGGTGTCCGAGAACAACGAGCTGCGGGCGATCATCCGCCGGGTGCGGGAGTACGCGCAGAGCCTGCATCTCCTCGCTGATGTCACCCGCGAAGCTGGTGGCGACTACGTGGCGAAGCTGCACGACGAGGCGGCGTGCGCGATCGAGCTCCTAATCGGGGATGCGCCGTGACCACCTCGTGCCCGGTGTGCCGTCGCCAGGTCCACGCCTCCGAGTACTCGGGACGGGTGCGCCGGCACGACGACACCGCTGACCGTACGTGCCCGATGTCCGGGCACACCATCCCGATAGACCAGCTCGATGGAAGGCGGCATGTTCTCCACTTGTCGCTACGATGATGCGAGGCCGCGCGGTGCTGACACACCTCACGGCCTCTTACCCACTCACTGATCTAGGCAGAGAGGGGATGGCGAAAATGCTACCCAACTCAACGCGAGGCGCTGACCGATGGAGGGCCGTCCGATGACGTGGTTCAAGGTCGACGACGCGCTCGCATTCCATCCGAAGGTGATCTCGGCAGGCAATTCTGCGATGGGCCTGTGGGTCCGGGCGGGCGCCTGGTGCAGCGCACATCTCACAGAAGGCGCACTGCCGAAGCACATGATCGGCACACTTGGCGCACAGAATCGCGACGCCAAACGGCTTGTTGAGGCGGGCCTCTGGGAACAGACCGATGTTGGCTACCAGTTCGTCGACTGGGATGACTACCAGCCGACGAAGAAGCAGGTAGAGGCCGAAAGGGAGGCGAATAGGGAGCGGCAGAAGCGGTTCCGGGACAAGAAACGTAACGCCGTTACTAACGCCGATAGTCACGACGTGAGTGACGGTGCGACTAACGACACCCCGACCCGACCCGACCCGACCCGTCCTTCTTCTAGTGGTTACTTAGAGGGGGGATCTCACGTAAGCGACGCGCGCGAGATCGAACCCCCCTCCTCGAAATGCCCGAGGCACATCAACGAGCCGAATCCGCCGGCGTGCCGCGCCTGTTGCGAGGCCCGCCAGGCTCGAGGGGACTGGGAGGCCCGGAAGGCGAGGGAGTCGTCTCGTGCTCGTTCTGCGGAGGCTCATGCGCGTGCCCAGGATCGCCGTAGGGCGATCGATGACTGCCGCCTGTGTGACGGGGAGGGGTACATCGGCACGGACCTGTGTGCGCACGCTCCGGCGCCGTCGTCGCGGCCGAGCCTCAAAGTCCTGTATGCGCAGGCGAAGGCCGAAGAAAAACACGCTAAGGAGGAGATGGAAAGTGGGGTGCGATCCGCTTTCCACTCGCGTAGAGTGATCCTCTGAACCAAAAAATTGCCCCTCCGGAGCGGTAACTCCGAGGGGCCGGACACCGAGTTAGGAGCTCGAATGTCACTCACCAACGTTACCGGACATCTCGTCCAGATCGCAGTCCCCGGCACGAACGCCACCATCGCCGCAGCCGAGATCGACGGCAAGCCAATGGTGGCCCTCAAGCCGATGTGCGACGCGATCGGACTGAGCTACGCGGCGCAGTATCGCAAGCTCCAGGGCAGGTCATGGGCAACCGTTGCTTTGAAGGCAACAGTTGCCGAGGACGGCAAGATCCGCGAGATGGTCCTCATCGACCGCCGCACGATGACCATGTGGCTCGCCACCCTCGACGAGAACCGCGTCTCCGAAGGCGCGAAGGGCACCGTCGTCGCCTTCCAGGCCGAAGCGGCCGACGCCCTCGACGCCTACTTCCACGCCGGACAGGCCACCAACCCGCGCGGAACGGCCCTGTCGACGTTCGACATCCTGCGCGCGCAGATCGACCAGCTCGAGGCAGCGCAGCGCACCGCCAACGAGGCCAAGGCCATCGCCGCCAAGACCGAGGCCCGACTCGATGCGATCGAAGGTCGCCACGATTGGTTCGCTGCCGTCGGCTACGCCAAGACGCACGACATCCCGAACACCAGCACCCAGTTCCTCGCCAAGGTCGGCAGGCAGGCCGCGTCGATCGCGCGGGCGAACGGTATCGAGCCGGTACCGGTGCAGCACGCGCTGTACGGCCGCGTGAACACGCTCCCGGCGTGGGTGTGGGAGATCGCATTCGAGGGGCGTCAGGCATGAGCGAGTACGTGTGGAAACTCGACGTCGAATACCCTGAAGGCGCACTCTTCCCCGAGGACTTCAAGCACTCCTTCTACGCAGGCCGGCCGCGCGCCGACTGGAAGCCCGAGGGCTGGGAACCCGACGACGAATACCTGGAGCGCTTCCAGACCACCAGGTTCATCTGGCCGTCCGTCCGCCGCGTCTACCTCTCCCGCACCGCCGCGGTCGATCGGGCGTTGCTGCTCGAGCACTACGGGGCGAAGGTGCGCCTCCTCCGGTCGAAGCCACTGGAGTTCGAGGAGCGTTCGTTTCGGCGTCCGCTTCGTGTGATCCAGGGCGGTGCGGCATGAGCATCCGAGACGAACTCGCCCAGGTAATCGCGGTGGCGTTGGCGGAAACGAACCCGAGCGGACTCGGAGCATTCGACGAGCTGTCGCCGAACCGGCAGAAGCAACTACTGAGTAGGGGCGGCCACGCCGCAGACGCGATCCTCGCCCGGTTCGGCGTCGTAGAGCTGCCCGCGCCGGAGAAGGACGATTGGGGTAACCCCGACTTCTCCAACGAGCACATTCGCCTGACCGTGTACTCGGACGGCCGCACTCAACTCGAGGTCCCCGAGTGCTTCGGCGCCACCGCCGGCGTCCACCCGTTCCAGTTGCGGGACCTGGCTGCTCGCTGTCTCGCCGCCGCGCACCGAGCGGAGGCACAGTCATGAATCACCCATGCCATCGGATAACCCACAAAGCAATGGCATGGCCCACGCCAGCCCTCGGGTTTGCTGATCGAGCGGAGGCCCAGGCATGAGCGACGCCCAGACGCCCGAAGGCCGTGCCAAGCTGCGCGAGCTGCTCGCAAAAGGCACGCCCGGACCGTGGCAGGCCGACGATTGCGAAGGCGAACTTCGTGTCGGGGCAGGCGACGCAGTCACGGCGTGGCAAGAACGCACCGATGAAGAGGGTCGTTCCTATCGCGTCGGAACCCCGCCGTGGACATGGAAGTCCACCAACCTCATCTACGAGCACGACCTCGAAACCTGGGATGAAGGCGAAGACCAGGACGATGACCAGAGGCGAATTGACGCCGAGCTGATCGTCGCCGCAAGAAACGCGCTCCCAGCCCTCCTCGACGCCCTCGATGACGCCGAGTGCGAGATCGAACGGCAGCGTGGCGACCTCGTGATCGAACGCCGCCGCGCAGAGGCCGCCGAGGCCACCCTCGACCGGGTGGAGGAATTGGCGACCGATCTGGAGAACTCGCCGCAAGTCGGATACGACTCCTCCGAGCAGTGGGAGCTGGACACCCGCCGTGTCGTCGCACGCGAACTCCGCGCAGCCCTGGACGGCACCTCGTGACCCGGCTGAAGGTGTGCGCCGCACTCGCCGCGCTCTACACCCTCGCCGCCATCCTCACCGGCTGCCACCACACGCCGGCCATCTACACCGCACCTACCCACACCTGGGAGACCCAATGAGGGAATACCACTGCACCACCTGCGACTTCCACATCACGGGTCCGGCCAATGAGGTAGCCGACGAGATCGAGGCGCACGAGGAACAGCACCACGCCGACGCGGCTGCGGTGAGCGGAATCGAGGTCACGCCGGAGATCCTGCGGGCCGTCGCCAGCTGGCTGCCCTGCGAGTCCACCGCCGATGAGGATGCAGTCGACGCGCTCCGCCGCCATGCGCGCCACCTCGAACGCGAGCAGTCCGACGAGAAGCGCATCGACGAACTCGCCCAGATGTTCTTACGCGCCGAGAAGGAAATCGCGATCTACGGACTCGTGGACTGGGCTAACCAATCCGAGAACCAGCGGGACGCATACCGCGCCGGCATCCGGGCCGTACTCGCCAAACTCGACGAGGATCCCCGATGACCCGGCCACTCGACGGACCGGTCCGCGGCGCCGTCTTCGCGCTCCCGTCCGCACTCCTGATCTGGGCGCTCCTCATCGGCGGGTTGGCACTCATACTCGCCGCCACCTGAGACCCCGGCCCCGTGCACAGCTTCCCGTGCACGGGGCCGGACCCATACCCACCGCACGAAAGGACACGCCGGATGCCCGCCGCCTACACCGACATCGACGAAGCCAACGCCCGCATCGACGCACTCGAGCACGAACTCGGACAGGCTGCCGAAGCCGCCCGCCAGGCACACAAGGCGAACGAGAAGCTGCGGGCCGAACTCATGGAGGTGCGGATGACGGCGCAGGCGGACCCGAGCATGTATCGGCCGTCTCCGGAGCGTGGCACCTACGCGGCCCCGGAAGGTGGACAGTGAACGGCGCAACGAGCACCACGCAGAAGATCCTCGACTGCCCAGCCTGTAAACAGCCCATCCACGCCTTCTTCTCACTGTCGGTTCGCATCGCCGACGGACTGAACCCGGGTAGTGGTGGCTCGGTCGATGCTCACGTCAGCATCACCGGAATGCGGGTCGAGCACGACTGCACACCCCAGGCGAAGCGAGCGCGAGAGACGTTCGTCATGAACGAGACCCGAGGGGGTGAACGATGAACGGCTACCTCACCAAAGCCGAACTCTCCAAGCTCGACGCCATCCTCAAAACCGTGCCCTGGCTCGCCCACAGGCTCGACGAAACCATCCTCCGGCAAGACCGCATCGGAGGCGCCCCCATCCCGTCCCTCGGCGGCAACGACAGCACCGAACAACCCCTCCCGTACAACCACGCCGCATCGGCCGTCCGCGACCAGCTGCACAACACGCTCGTCGGCTGGACACGACACGTCCTCGAGCAGCGCGGCATCTACTACCAAGGCGACGCCAGCACCGCCGGCACCTCCCGCTGGCTCCGCGCCAACATCGACGCCCTGGCCCTCACCGAAGGCTCCGCAGAAGCGTTGTCCGACATCGACGCCGCAGTCCGCCCGGTCTGGCGCGTCATCGACCGGCCCGAAGAACGCATCCGGGCCGTCACCGACCGCGACATGGAGGAAGCCCGCCGAGCCCTGCTCACCACACGAGGAATCGCAGCCCTCGCACGCGAACTCGGCGCCCCCTACACGCTCCTCACTCAAGAGCGTGTCGAATCCCTGCACCGCGCAGGCCACATCACGCCCGTGTGCGCCCCAAACGCCTTCGGGCACCTGTATCTGGTGGGGGATGTGCTCGACGCTCACGAGCGCGTGAAGACCCGTCGACGTGAGAAGGTGGCCGTGTGACTCCGCATGAGCGACTGTTCCTAATCACAGCTGAAGCGATTGAGCGACATCTCGGAATGCCGGTGCCCGAAGAGGTTGCAGTGAACATTGCGGTCGACATCGTCGCAGGCATCGCCCGGATTCAAGACGAAGGCTGGACCCACATCGACTGCCCCCAATGCAAAGTGGTCATCTACGACGGCCGGTACATCACAGACGACGACGCGAACGAACTCCTACGAATCCATCGGACGAGTTGCTGAGGCTTATCCGGCGCATTCTGCTAGGCTGACGCCATCGGCGCGAGGAATCCCCACAGGGACCTCGCGCTTCGTCGTTTCCAGACACCCCAATCGTCCATCCTCGAGCACCGACCCCCTCGCGCCGCTCGGATGGACCCGCCCCGCGTCCGGTTTCGCTACCTGGGAGCGCGGGGCGTCAACTTCCGAAGGAGGGATCGAATGGACCACCCGATGGGACGTCCCAGTCTCGGCCTTCGTGTGCGTGTAGTGGCTCATGGCCGCGTGGACCGATGACGACAGCCGGCGCCTTCGTGAACTGCATGAGCAGGGCCTGTCGTTGCGTGCGATCGCCGAGAGGATGGATCGGCCGAAGGTCACGATCGGTCGGTGGGCGAAGAAGCTCGAGCTGACGTTCGGGACGGAGCGCACTGCTGAGGCGACGGCGGTGAAGGTGCTCAACGCTCGGGAGCGCAAGGCCGCCGCGGCCGAAGCAGAGTTGCGGATCTTGGAGCTGGCGCAGAAGCAGGTGCTCGACGTCCTCGACGGTGAGGACCTGTGGCCCACATTGAAGCGCGGCGAGGGTGGCTCGGAGCATGAGGTGTATCTGAACTTCATCCCGGCGCGGGACATGCGGGAGCACACCAACGCTCGCAGTGGTTCGGCGGCGATCATCGACAAGCTCTCCGACCACACCGCGGACGCGGCCGGCGCAAAGTCCACACTCGCCCAGATGCACGACGTCCTCACCACCCTCGTCACCAACGTGACACCGGAAGACATCGCCTCGCTCGAACCACCGGAGAAATAGCCCGTGACTGTCGAGGTGCTCGACCCCATCGATCGACTGCCCATATCCCGCAAACAAGCCCTCTCCGTCGGACTCGCCCAAGCTGATGCGGCCAAGTCGCAGATGAACCTGTGGGAAGGCGCCGTCCGATCCGGCAAGACCGTCGGCTCCCTGTTCGCCTACATGATGAAGATGGCGAAAGGCACAGGGGAAGGTGAAGCGGTCATCATCGGCCGCACACGGGACACCGCCTATCGCAACCTCATCAGCCCCTTGCAGAACGTCACCATGTTCGGCGACTGGGCCTCGCAGGTGAAGTACAACCGCGGCGCCCCAACAGCCGAGATTCTGGGCCGCACAGTGCACGTCCTCGGCTCCTCCGATGTCCGCTCCGAAGGCATCATCCGCGGCATGACCATCGAAATCTCGTACTGCGACGAGATCACCCTGATGGCCGAAGAGTTCGTCAACCAGCTCATGGCCCGCCACTCCGTCGACAACGCCTGGATGGGAGCCACCACCAACCCCGACGGACCCCGCCACTTCCTCAAGAAGGACTACATCGACCGCCGGCACGAACGCGGACACCGAGTGTTCCACTTCGAGCTGGAGGACAACCGCCGATACCTACCCGACGGGTACATCGAGAACCTCTCGCAGCAGTACACCGGCCTGTGGAATGACCGGTTCATCAAGGGCTTGTGGACGATGGCGGACGGCGTCATCTACGACATGTTCGACCCAGCGTTGCATGCCGTAGACCGACTGCCCGACATGCAGCAGCTCCTGTGTATCGGCATCGACGACGGCGTTAACCACCCCGCAGCCGGAATCCTGTTGGGCTTGGGTGTCGACAACAGGCTGTACGCCATGGCCGAGTTCGCGCCACCCGCGGGAACACCAGCCGACAGGGCACGCCTCTTACGTCGCTTCGAGGCCGAGCACGGCGACGTGCCCTACCACTTCGTCGACCCCAGCGCAGCGGCACTGAAGATGCAACTCACCCGCGAAGGCTTCCCCGGCGTCGTCAACGCCTCGAACAACCACAAACTCGGCATCGGCATGGTCGCATCACTGCTCTCCACCCAACAGCTCCTGATCCACTCGTCGTGCACGAACCTGCTGAACGAGATCCCCGGCTACGTGTGGGACAGCAAGGCAGTGGAGCGTGGCGAGGACAAGCCCGTCAAGGAGAACGACGACTTCGCTGATGCCCTGCGCTACGCGGTCGCCTCGTCACAGTTCCTGTGGCGCTACGCCGTACCGCTACCCGACGACCACCGCTTCGACAGTGAGGACATTGCAGCATGAGCCAAGAGTCTTTCGCCCTGAACGTGACGCTCAAGAGCGGCGAAACCGTCAAGGTCGAGGTCTCCGGCGACATGCGACAGGCCCTCGGCGTCCTCGCTCAGATCGGCAAGCCTGACTACCTCCTGGGCATGTGGGAGCAGTTCAACGACGACGAAGGCTGGGAAGCCGCCGACGACTACGAAGACGAGGACGAATGAGCACGATCCGGCCAGGGATGGAATGGCCTCCGAAGGCCATCGCGCCGGTCATCGCCCGCGTCACCGAAGCACGAGTCCAATGGGAAGGCGACCCCACACGCCTCGAGGAGTACTACAGCGAGAACAGCAGCGGCTCCACCACACCACGCCGCGGCCTGAGGGCAGCGTGGCAGGCATTCTGGGGCCGTCAAGTGTCCCCGACGCAGCTGGCACCGCGCAGGCTGCACGCGCCGATCCCCGCCGACATCGCAAGACTCTCCGCAACCTCACTGTTCGCGAAGCCGCCGACGATCCTCGCCCCCGAACACGAGATCACCGATCTCGAAGCCGAGGAAGGCGTCCGCCGGGTACGTGACGAGACGATCCAGGCCAAGATCGACGCACTGTTCAACATCCCACGGTTCCACTCCGACCTGTACGCAGCCGGGGAAACATCCTCTGCGTTGGGCGGCGTGTACGGACGTGTGGTGCGTGACCGCAGTGTGCAGGACGATCCGTGGATCGAATGGGTCGACCCCGACCGTGCTATCCCTGACTGGCATCGCGGACGGCTGCGGGCTGTCACGTTCTTCACCGAGCTCGACTCGGGTAAGGACAGTCGGGATGTGTGGCGGCACCTCGAACGCTACGAGAAGGGTCGTATCACTCACGAGCTGTACAAGGGCACCAGCAGCAACCTCGGCGTGCTGCAACCACTCGAGGCGCACCATGCGACCGCGGGCATCGCTGTCGACCTCGCCGACGACGGCGCCTCAGCAGTGCTACTCGAGGAGGATGTCCTCGCCGTCGAATACGTGCCGAACAAGACACCCAACCCCGAGTGGTCCGCCGACACGTATCTGCGGAACATGGGCGCCTCCGACTGCGGTGCACCTGATCTTGTGCCGCTCTACCACGAGATCGACAAGACCTGGTCGTCGCTGATGCAGGACGTCGAACTCGCCAAGACCAGGGTGTTCGCATCGCAGGACATCCTCCGCCACAACGGCCCCGGCGCCGGCCTCACCTTCGATGAGGATCAACGGATCTTCACCAGGGTCGGCACCGGCATCGGCAAGGACGGCACCGCAGAGTCCATCTTCGAGTTCCACCAGCCCGACATCCGCGTCCTCGCTCACGACCAAGTGGGGGAGATGCTGCTCCGCGAGGTACTGCGCCGCACCGGATACTCGCCTGTCTCGTTCGGCATGTCCGACGAGGTCGCGCAGACCGCGACGGAGGCGACCGGCAAGAAGGAATCGACGGTCACGACCACCGAGGGCAAGGCCCGGCACTTCGGTGTCGCCCTGCAACACCTCACGACGGTGTGCCTGCAGTTGGCCGGCGTCAGCTTGGCTGAGCCGCTGGATCTCGATTGGCCGCCGTTCGCGCAGGAGTCCGACCTGTCGCGCGGTCAGACGGTGCAGACCTGGTCGGTGGCGAAGGCCGCATCGACTCGCACGATGGTGCGGTATCTGCATCAGGACTGGGATGAGGACCAGATCGACGCCGAGGTCGCGCTGATCCTAGAGGAGAAGGGCTCCGCAGTGGAGGCTCCGATCTTCGGCAGCGACGCACCGCCGTTCGGTGGTCAGCCCGCCGGCGACGAGCAGCCCGAGCAGGAAGCCGAGGAGGCAAGCGATGGAGCGGTACCGCAAGAAGCCAGTTGAGATCGAGGCTCTACAGCTCCGCTGGGACACCTGGCCGCAGATGTGCGAGTTCGCCCCGGTCGGAACGAACGGATGCCGAGGCGTGTGGGTCGACAGCGCTGGTAGCTGGTCGGACGAGAAGATCGGCGACCGCCTCGGACTCCTGATTCCCACGCTCGAGGGCGACATGCTCGCAGTCGAGGATGACTACATCATCCGCGGCGTCAAGGGCGAGTTCTACCCCTGCAAGCCGGACATCTTCGCAGCGACGTACGAGCCCGTCGAGGAATAATCCGAGGAGGTGTAGCAGGTGGCACTCGACCCCGAAGACGCCCGCAACATCCCCGACGAACTCATCGCCCTCTACACAGCCGCCGAACTCGAACTCCTCACCGCCATGGCCCAGGCCATCGCCAAGGGAATCGACACCGACGACTGGCTCACCACCCAAACCGAACAGCAGCTCCTGTTCCGGCAGCACGCCGAACAACTCGCACGCCGACTGCAGGAACGAATGCCGAAGGTGCTCGAGCGGGCCGTGCAGGACGCAGCCGAACTCGGTGAGGAGGCCGCCGATGCCGACGCCGACGAACCCGAGACGGACCGCATGCCGACGACTACCGCGGTCGGTGTTGCTGGCGCGGTCGGGGCGCCAGCAGCACGCCGGCGCAACACAGCCCGCACCGTCGCGCAGACGCAGCAGGCATGGTCCACCCTGGCCCGAGCCACCCAAGCCCTCCCCGCGAACGCAGGAGCCCTGTACTCGCAGGTGGTGACGGAGGTTCAGGTCCGCAACCGCGAGATACCGCGCGCGGGCAGGCCGACGGGCGGGATCCTCGGCGCACCGACAGCGACCGGGACGCGATTGGATGCGGCGCAGCAGGCACTCGACATCCTCACCAAGCGCGGCATCACCGGCTTCCGAGACAGCCGGGGCCGCAACTGGTCGCTCACCAGCTACGTCGAAATGCTCTCCCGCACCGTCGTGAACGAGGCGATGCGCGAGGCCCACATCGAACGGGCGCTCGAGCACGGCCACACGCTCATGGTCGTGTCGTCGCATTCAAAGCCGGCGCCACAATGCCAGCCGTACGAAGGCCAGGTTCTCTCACTGGACGGCAGCACAGGCACGATCACGGTCGAGTCCGCGACGACCGGACGACCGATCCGGGTGCGCATCAAAGCCACGATGCGGGACGCCATCTCCAAGGGCTTCCGGCACCCGAACTGTGGACACGCCCTCAGTCGGTTCGTGCCGGGCGCATCTCGGACGTTCACGACCGAGCCGGACCCCGAAGGCTACGCCGCCACCCAGAAGCAGCGGGCGATGGAACGTGCCATTCGCGAGACCAAGAACCGCGCCGCTACTGCGATCACCCCACAGGCCAAGCGGGAGGCGAACGCCCGCCTCCGCGCCCAGCGCGAAGCGATCCAGCGGCACGTGGAGGAGCACAGCCTGACCCGCCGGCCACGCCGCGAGCAGATCAACCGCGCCCGCTAACCCCACAGACTTCCGCCCCTAGGCGGACACCCCCGACACCGCGACGGTGCCCGGGGCGAACACGCAGCGCGACGCTGCACACCCTCAAGGAGCCCACCAATGCGCCGCACCACCGCACTCGCCCAGATCCTCGGATCCGGACACGGAATCGACCCCTTCGCCACCACGGGCCGCTGGCCCAGCCGACAGCACCCCCGCCGCGACGGTGAGGGACACGACAGCGGAGAAGGCGGCAACACCGACCAGGGCACCGACGGTGGAGGCGCAGGCGACGAAGGCGACGGCAAGCCCGACGACGGCGGCAAGAAGTCCGGCGACGACGAGAAGCTCGGCGAAGGCGGCAAGAAAGCCCTCGAAGCCGAACGCGCACGCGCCAAGGCTGCCGAGCAGGAAGTCGCCAAGTACAAGGCGGCGGCCGAGAAGGACCGCCTCGCCAAACTCGACGACCAGCAGCGCGCCGAAGCCGAACGCGACAAAGCCGCCGAGGAAGCCGAACAGGCCCGCAAGGAACTCGCAGTCGAACGAGCAGCGCGCAAGCACGGCATCACCGACGACAAGGACATCGAACTACTCGCCGGAGTCCCGGCCGAGCAGGTCGATGCACTCGCCAAGCGCCTCGCCCCCAAGAAGGACACCGGCAAGGACTTCGGCAACGAAGTGGGAGGCGGCAAGCAGCGCAGCAGCACCGAACTACCCGACGGATTCCTCGACAAGATCGGCAAATCCCGCTCGGGCATCACCCTCTACTAGCCACAGGAGCACACACTCATGGCAAACACCATCCTCAAGGCCGGTCAGATTGTGCAGGCCGGACTCGCAGTCCTCGAGCGCGACGTCGTGCTCCCCGGCATCGTCGAGTCCTCGGCATCGCAGCACTTCTCCGGTCGCAGCCCCGCCAACGACACCGTGTCGCTTCGCATCAACGGCCGTACGGTCGCGAAGGACTACGCGTGGCGTGATCATACGGCGGCGATCGAGCTGTCCGATCTGAACGAGTTCAAGATCGATGTCAAGCTCGACACCCACCCGTACAACGCCATCGCCCTCACCGACGAGGAACTCACCCTCGACCTGCTGGACTTCACCAACCAGGTGATCGTTCCGCAGACCCGCTCCGTCGCCGAGCGTATCGAGGACAAGATCGCCGCGAAGATCTCCGGCGCCTCCTACCCGGTCGGCTCGAACATCGAGATCAGCGGTAGTGGTGGAAGCCTCGACTTCCACGCCGCCGCCGTCGACGGCCGAAAGGTCCTCAACGACTACCACGTACCGCAGTCCGACCGCGTGTTCCTCGTCGGCACCGGCATCGAGGCAATGATCCTCAAGTCCGACCAGTTCCGTAAGGCCGACCAGTCCGGCGATGCGAACGCACTCCGGTCGGCGACCATCGGAAGCGTCGCCGGTATGCCCGTCGTCGTGTCACAGTCCATCGGCCAGTACGAGGGATTCGTGATGCACAAGTCCGCGTTCCAGACCGCGTACCGTGTGCCCGCGTCGCCGCTCGGTGGCGTGGACTCCGCGTCGGGGTCGTACGCCGGGATTGCTCTGCGCTGGCTGCGTGACTACGACTCCAGTCACCTGACGAACCGGTCGATCTTCGACACGTTCTTCGGGATCAGCGTCGTGGTCGATCCGGACGACTACACCGACCCGGATTCGACGAAGTCGTTCAAGCGGGCCGTGAAGCTCACCCTCGGCACCAACACCTACGCGGTGAACCTCGGTGGCGCGACGGGTGGCACGTTCACCTTGACGTTCAACGGCCGCACCACGGGGAACATCAACTACAACGCGACGGCTGCGACGGTGAAGACCGCGTTGGTGAACCTCGACGACGGGTTCGCTGCCGCCGATTTCACGGTCACCGGTTCCGGTGGTGAGTTCACGATCGCGCTGCCCGGTTCGCTGACCGTTGATGGTGCGAGCCTGACCGGCGGTACGGGCGCCACGGTCACCGCAGCCTGACCTCTCCCGACTTGGTGGTTGGTGCGTTCCTGCGTGCCCCGGCACATGGCATCGAATACGCACGCTAAGGCCGCTTGGGGGTTCCCCACGCCGGGTTCCTTTCGGCCCCTGTAGCAGCGCGCCCTGCGCACCAACCACCATCACCCCACAGGAGGCGCTGTGCTGATCTACGCCACACCCGCCGAACTCACCACATGGATGGGGCGCGACGCCCCCGACAACGCGACCACCCTCCTACGGGAAGCGTCCACCCTCGTCGCTGATGCCTGCCTCGCGGACATCTACGACACCACCCCCGACCGCATGCCCACCGACCAGAGCCTGCGTGACGCGATGCGCGACGCAACGTGCATACAGGCCGCGTTCTGGGCAGCCCACGGCATCGACCCCGCGAAGGGGCGCGCCGGCATGGACGAGATCGTGGTGTCGTCGTCGATCGACGGGGCATCGGAGACCACGAACGCAGGGGAGCTCGAGGCCGCGAAGGCGTCGAGCATGGACGGTCTCGTGCCGACTGCATTGCGGCTGCTCCGGTTCGCTGGGCTGGCATCGAATGCGGTGCGGTCGTGGTGAGGGAGCCGCTCGCGCGTTGGTGGCGGTGGCCGGTGCTCGTCGCACGGAAGATCGGCGACGGCCCGTACGGTCCCGCGCACGCCGCGCCGGTGGAGGTGCTCGGGAAGATCACGGCGAAGCGCAAGAAGGTGCTGGCGCCGGACGGCTCGGAGGTGATCTCCGAAGCCCGCGTGTCGATGTCCGCCACCACCGAGCTGATTCCACCCGGGTCACTCGTGACCCTGCCGCCGGAGTTCGGGGGCCGGACTGCCGAGGTGTTGGCGGAGCAGCTGCACCACGACGGGGCCGGCCGAACCCCGAACTTCTACAGCGTCGACCTCACCTAGGAGGACTCATGGCCCGCAACGCCCACAGCCCATGCGATTACCCGGACTGCCTGCGCACGCCCTATGACGGGTACGCGCTCTACCGCGTCAACGCCAAGGGCCGGCCTGGCGTGTTCATGTGCGAGGCGCACGCGGACAAGGTCAAGAAGGCGGGCGGCTACAGGTGAGCCTGAACTTCGACATGGCCGCGATCCGTGCCGCCGCGCAACGCGGACTCAACGACGCCGCCGAGGTCGTCAAGCAGGAGTCGATCCAACGCACCCCGAAGGAAACCGGCGCGCTGCGCAACGACTGCACAACGCACTCCGGTGACCTCGAGGCCGCTGTCTCGTACAGCCTCCCGTACGCGGTGCGCCAGCACGAGGAGCTCGGCTATCGGCACGACCACGGCGAAGCGAAGTTCCTCGAGAACGCCGTGATCGCCACCCGTCCAGTCGTCGGTCAGATCATCGCCCAGGCCATCCGGAGGGCACTGTGACGACCGCGCGCGCACCCGACACCACCACCCTCGAGGACGCCCTCGCGCAGCACCTCGCCGATCTCGGGCTCGCGCGATACGAACCCACCGGCATGTACGGCGCGGCAGGGCTACCGGCGGTGTTCTTCGGCGCGATGCCCGACACCCCACACGACGCGATCGTCATCAACACCTACAACGACGACCGCAGCCGTGACGACCACAACCCGGACATCTACGTCCAGATCCGGGGACGATCCGCCGGCCGCGACCCGCGTGCTGTCGATCGGCTGATGGACGGCTTGTTCGACGCACTCCACGACACCACCCGCACTGAGTGGGGGAGTGTCCGGGTCCTGCTCTGCCGCCGTGTCGTGCGCGCCCCCCGCGACCCCGACGCCAACGGGCGTTGGACCCGACCCGACTCATACGTGATCACCGTCAATCCGTCCTAGGAGGACGAACCCATGACATCACCCACCCAGGCTCTCGCATCCACCCTCGCCAGGGATTGGATCCTCGAGGTCAATACCGGCACCAGCGCCGCCCCTGCATGGACCCGCGTCCGTGGCCTTTCCTCGGTCGCCCCCATCTTTGAAGGTGCATTGCAGGACGACTCCGACATCGACTCCGAGGGCTACGCCTCGCAGATCGCCACCGGCCTCGCGCACCGCGTCGAAGGTGGCGGCAAGCGCAAGGGCGAAAACACGTCCGGATTCGCTGATGACCCGGGGCAGAACTTCCTGCGCCAGAAGGGCCGCAAGGTCGGCTACGACAACATCATCGAGGCCCGCGTCTACCGCCGCGACGAGCTGCCCGACGCTTACCAGTCCGAATATGCCGTGCAGTGGACCGACACTGCAGCATCGGACGTCAACGCGCTGCAGGAGTTCTCCTTCACGCTACAGGGCCGCGGTAAGCCGCAGGAGATCAGTAAGCCGACGTCCGAAACCGTGTGGGATGTGGCGGTGACCGGTTCCCCGACGGACGGCACCTTCACTCTCAGTGTCGGCGGGCAGACCACCACGGGCATCGCCTACGACGCCACCAGCTCCGCTGTGCAGTCGGCTCTCGAGGCTCTGTCCACGGTCGGCGCGGGCAACGCGACGGTCACCGGTAGCGCGGGCTCGTACAACGTGACCCTCGCTAGTGGCGGCACGCTCACTGCGGATGGTTCCAGCCTCACCGGTGGTACCACTCCGGACGTCACGGTCACTGCAGCAAACCCCTAGTCGGCCCGATGACCGGCGCTACCGATGAGGATGCGCCGGTCATCGGGCCGGATCTGATCATTGGCTAGGAAGGACGGGTAACCCCTATGACGTATGTGAGACCGACGATTGTCAGTGGGGTTTCCCGTCTGACCAAGGCGCTGGTGGACTCGATCACGAAGGGTATCGCCGATGCCCACGGGGAGATCGACGGGCGCCTGTCCGAAGCGGGCCTTAACGCAACTTATGCCCCGGCCTCTGCGCTGGTTCCGGCGGCGCTGCGTACGGCCCGGATGCCGATGCAGATCGCCCTCGCCGACCGATTCACCCGCAAGATCAACGGCGTCATGATCGGGTCGTCCTCGATCGAGGGGGCCAACGCCACCCCCCGCACCCTGCGGGTCGCATCACTGCTTGAGAAGATGCTGCAAGCATCGTTCAACCCTGCCGACGTGCCTGGCGGCTACATCCTCAAGGGCAACGACGCGGCGTGGCAGACCAGCGGCAGCGTCGCGGCCAGCGCCTACGACCTCGGGCTGACCAACCGGCTACTGCCGTCCGGCACATCCATGACGCACAACCCGGTGCAGCCGATCGACGGCGTCCACGTCACCTACCTCGAAGGACCCGGGCAGAATCCGTTCGTCGTGTCGTTCGCCGGAAAAACCTGGACGGTCACCCCCGCCACCTCCGGGGTTGTGCGCGCAACCGGCTCGTGGCAGTCCCCGATCGTCGCCGAGGACCGGCACACAGTGCAGATCAGCTCCGCCGTGGGTGATGTGTCCATTGGCAACGTGCATTTGCAGCGCGGCGACCGTGACCTCGGTGTCACCCTCTACAACGCCGGGAAGTCCGGGGCATCGGTGGCGACGTTCCTGCCGGCCGGGGCTGACACCATGTGGGAGCGTATCGCCGAGATAGACCCCGACTTCGTGCCGATGCTGTGGGGCAACAACGACGTGTCAGGCGGTCGCACCGCAGCACAGTTCAAGGCCGACCTCGAGGCTGTCCTCGACAAGATCGACGCGGCCACCACCCGCCAGGCGTGGGTGCCGATCATCGTGCAGCCGCCCGCCCTGAGCCTGACCAGCGGGCAGCGCGACACGTACGAACAGTACTGGCAGGCCATGCGGGAGATCGCCGCAGCGCGCCCCGGGGTGACCGTGCACGACACCCGCCCCTACTGGCCCACCGACGAGGTCGACGACGTGTACGACCTGGTCGACACCGACCTGGTGCACCCCACCACCAAGGGGCACGCATGGGAAGCGCAGATCATCGCCGAACAGTGGGAACTGCCGTCCCGTGTCGCGTGGCCCGGTGTGCGCCCGGCCGCGGTGGACCTCGACTGGGACTGGACCGCCGACCCCGACCTGGTCGCCTACTGGGACCCGAACCTGCTCGCCGAAGCGGTCGACGCGACCGTGGCGGCGGTGCCCCTCGCGGACGGTATCGAATCTGCGCCGCTCACGGCGGGCGGATCGAACGTGACCGTGGTCGCCGGCCCGAACGGCCGCAAGGGTGTACGCACGACCGCCAGCACGAACTCGCTGGCAGCGACGTTCGGGCAGTCCTACAACACCCCAGCTACCGTGGTGGCAATCTTCAAGCGCACGTCCTCGACGGGGCCGTCGTACATCTGGAACGGCGTGTCGACGAACTACCTGACATCGCAGATCAGCGGCTCGCCCCGCAACATCACGATGGGCACCAATCTGGAAACAGAGACGGTGGCCCAGGCCGTCGCCGACACGAACTGGCATATCGCGGTCGCGGTGTACGACGCGGCGAACTCGAGGTACTACATCGACTCGCGCACCCCGATTGACATGCCCGGATTGAACACGACCGGAGTCACGTTCAACGGCATGTCGGTGGGGCAGTCCAACACCGGAAGCCGGGTGTGGGAAGGCGTCACCGCCGGACTCGCCGTGTTTCGGCGGGTACTGGAACAGGGCGAGATCGACCTGTTGCTCGACGATCTGGTCACCAAGACCGGGCTTACGGTCACGTCCTAACCCCGCTCGTAACGCATCCCGCGATGCCGTTACCTAACCCGAGGAAGGAGCCCGGTGGAAGACCTCGCCACCTTCATGGACCCCGCACTACACCTACCCATCCAAGGCCGCGACTACCCAATCCACTGCACCGCCTGGCAAGGACTCCACCTCCACCAACTCATCGCCACAGGCGCACGCCTCAACGACGAACAAGAGCGCACCGAAGTCCTCCAAATGCTCGGCGACACCTACCAACACATGGTCGACGACGGCATCGGCTGGCCCACCATCGCCCACGCCGCCCGAGTCGCCATGCTCTGGTTCGGACACTCCGAAGCCGCCGGGCAAGCCATGTGGGAAAGCGCCGGTGTGCCGGGAAATCCGATCCCCCCATCCCCGAATCAGGAACGGATGGGGGAGAAACTCCGGTCGATCTTTCGGCGCCCGGCACCTACGGACCGGATGATCCTGGCGGCGGCCCGTACGACCCCATAACCGGGGTGCGGGAATGGTGGAACGACACCCCCACCCGACTCAAATCCGGACAGGACGCCTACACCTTCACTGATTGCCTGAATCACTGGGGTGTCCTCGAGCTGGACCTGCACGCCGACGGCATCGACGTCGAATCCGGGATCCTCCACGAGCGCTCCTGGCGGTGGCTGCGGGTGCACATCACTCGCATCGCCGCGAACCCCACATCTCGCCTGCACAAGGCTCTGACGAAAGGCGCATGAGTGGCGCTCAAGGACCTCACCGAAACCGGATTCGACCCCGACCTGCACCTGCCGATCCGCGGGAAGCGGTACACAGTGCCAGCCCCGGACTACGACACAGCGAAGAAGATGCGCGACATGGTCGCCACCGAAGGCATGCCGCCGGTCGAGCAAACCGACGAGGCGATCGCAGCCCTCGGGCCCGCGTTCGACGAGATGGTCGCCGACGGACTTCCGTGGCCGATGATCCTGCACTCCGGGCGGACCGCGATCCTGCACTTCGGTATGTCCCCGGACTGGGGCGAAATCCACTGGGCCATGGCGCACATCCCGCGCATGGCGGACATCGAGAAGGTTCTCGGTAAGCATGCCGAGTTGATCGCTGCCCGGAAGAAGGCGGCGAAGAAGGAGGGCTGAGTCATTGCGCTCGATGTAGGGGAATTGGTTGCCCGCCTCACCCTCGACGACTCCCGATTCATTCAGGGCACCCAACGCTCCGAACAGCAGTCCCGCCAAGCCACACAACGGATCAGCAACAGCTTCCAGGACATCACCCGCGCCGCCCAACGCGCAGGGCAGGCCGCGCAAGCTGTCGAGCTGAACGACCGACTCGACCAGGAAGCGCGACGAGTAGCCGACCAGATCCGTGAGCTCGAGCGCAACGCCCAGCGTGCCGACCAGTCCGTCGATGACATCGTCATGAACACCAACCTGCTGTCCGACGCACGGAGAGCAGCGGACGAGATCGAGCAGATCCGGGCGGGCGCACGCCAGGCAGCCGGGGCGGTCGACGACATCGACCTCGGCAACCGGCTACGCGATCAGCTTCGGGACGCCCAAGGCGAACTGGACGACCTCTACCGGCGAGCCGGGGAGGGAGGCGGTGATGCGGGCGCACGAGGCGGCAGCAACTTCCTATCGTCGTTCGCCGGTGCGATCGGCGACCTCGGATCGAAGACCGGACCGATCGGTGCCTCCATCCTCGGTGTCGCAGCCCTCGGATTGACCGCGGGCGCGATGCTCGCCGGGGCCATCAAGGATGGCATGCAGGCCGAACTGGGCCGCGACATGTTCCAGGCCCAGACCGGGGTCACCGTCGGGCAGGCCCGCAAGTTCGCGCAAGCGGCAGGTGAGGCGTACGCGGACACGTTCGGTGAATCCGTCGCAGGAAACCTCGACACCGCCCGACTGGCCCTACAGAACAGCCTCCTCGATCCCGGGGCAACGCAGCGTGACGCCGAGGAGATCATCAAGTCGCTCGACGGCGTGGCCCGCATCCTCGGCGAGGATGTGCCCCAGGTCGCCAGGGCGGCCGGCAACGCCGTCAAGTCCGGGTTCGCTGCCGACGTCAACGATGCCTTCGACCTCATGGTCAAGGGCGCGCACATCGGCCTGAACGCATCCGAAGACCTGATGGACACCATCATCGAGTACTCGGTGCAGTTCGAGAAGGTCGGCCTGACGGGGGCGCAGGCGTTCGGTCTGATGAACCAGGCTGTACAGGCAGGCGCACGCGACACTGATACCGCAGCGGATGCCATCAAGGAATTCGCGATCCGGGCAATCGACGGATCGACGGCCGCGGCTGAGGCGTACCAGGCACTCGGGTTTGATGCTGCCGAGATGTCGGCGCGAGTCGGGCAGGGCGGCGAAGAAGGCGCAGCTGCAATGGAGGAGCTGCTGACCAAGATCCGGGAGACCGAGGACCCTCTCGTTCGTAACGCGGTCGCCGTCGGCCTCTTCGGCACCAAGGCTGAGGACCTTGGTAACGCCATGAACGAACTCGATCTCACGACTGCTGTGCAGTCGATGAACGACTACGAGGGGGCTGCGAAGTCTGCCATCGAGGTGATGACGGGCAACGCAGCTACCTCCGTTGAGGGGGCTATGCGCTCCATCGAGCGCGCAGGAGATGGACTCAAGGCGGCCCTTGCGGAAGCCTTCGGGCCGTACATCTCCGAGTTCGCGGACACCATCTCGAACAACCGGGCCGGGGTCATCGGGTTCTTCATCGACGTCGGTAACGCAGCGTTCGATGGCGCCGAGGCGGTGCTGAGGTTCGTGGCGAACGGTATGCGTGGGCTCGCCGAGTTCGCGCAGGCAGGCTCGGAGATGTCGGTGCAGTTCCTGCGTGGCGTCGCCGACATGGTCGACGGCTTGGCGTTCCTGTCCGACATCCCCTTCCTCGGCGACCTGATCCCCGACCTCGGCGATGCGGGGGACAAGATCAACGCACTCGCCGACGCCGCCGAATCTGGCGGGACCGCGGTTGCGGACGGACTGAACAAGGGCGCCGAGTTCATCGAAGGAACCCTCATCCCCGCCGTCGGTACCGCGCAGGAACGGTTCGGCGAGTTCGCCGGCAACATGCAACTGTCGGCGGCCTTCAATGACGAGATCCAGAAGGTCAACGACACGATCTCCGAATTCGGCGTCAACATGGACGGCTCGGTCGCGAAGATCGAGAACTGGACCGGCAAGCTCGACCAGGCCAACCCTGCCCAGAAGACCATGCACGACACCCTGTCCGGACTGTCTGCTCAGTTCCTCGAGCAGAACCGCACCGGTCTCCTCGCCGGGGCGACCGTGGAGGAACTCACCCGCCAGTACGCCGCCAATCGGGACGAACTGATCCGGCAGGCCAGGGAGATGGGGCTCACCAACCAGGAGGCCCTCAAGCTCATCGACAGCTACGGACTCGTCCCGAACCTCGTGGATACCCAGATCAACCAGCCAGGGATGCCTGAAGCTCAGTACGCCCTCGACGTCCTCAAGGGCAAGGTCCTCGACGTCCCGAACGACAAGACCATCCACACCGAGGCGCTGACCAAGGATGCGATCGACAACCTCTCCGCTCTCGGGCTCAAGGTCGAGACCCTCCCGGATGGCACGGTGCTCGTCACCGCGAACACCGACGACGGACAGAACGCGATCAACAGCTTCATCAACAGCAACAACGGTCGGTCGCTGTCGATGTACGTGGAGCTGCAGCAGCGGCGGGTCGGGTACTGGCAGTCGCAGGGATACTCCGCCGGCGAGGCCGCGCGTATCCAGGGGCCGGTGCCGGTGGCAGCCGACGGCGCGATCCGAGATCCGCAGATCCGGGACGGCCACGGCCGCGGCATCATCTGGGCCGAGGACGAGACCGTCAAGGAGTCCTACATCCCCTGGGCGCTGTCGAAGCGCGCTCGGTCGGAGAGGATCCTCGCCGCCACGGCCGAGCACTTCGGGCTGGGTCTGGTGAAGATGGCCGACGGCGGCATCACCGGAGGCGGCTTCAACTCTCAGGCCGCGGTCGCGAAGGCCATGGCCCACGACGGCGAAGGCTACGTCTACGGCGGCCTGGACTGCTCCGGGTACCTCAGTGCCGTGTTCAACGCAGGCACCGGGCAGAACGTCCGGTTCACCACCGACTCCGACTTCGCTGCGATGGGATGGCAGCCGGGCTACGACCCGGACGGCTTCAACATCGGCACCAACGGCGGAGTCGGCGTCAACGGCCACATGGCCGGAACCCTGTATGGCACAAACATCGAGTCGGACGGCACCAACGGCATCCAGTACGGCGGTGGCGCAGACGGCGCGATGGACTTCCCGGAGGTGTGGCACTGGCCCGGCGCGACCTCGGGTGACGATCCGTCGACCGAGCGCACAGGCACGTTCACGAAGCAGGATCTCGCGAACGATCTCGGCGACCCGAACCTGATCACCGGAACCACGGACAGCGGCGCCACCCTCGCCACCGACGGGCAACGAGTGTTCGTCACTAACTGGCCGTCAACCCTCGGCGGCACCACGACGGCAGCAGGCACCACCCCGCAGCCGACGACGGTATCTATCAGTGGTGGATCTGGTGGCGGCACCCCGCAGACCGCAGGCCTGCCGATACCCCCGACCCCGGGGGAGCAGCTGTCGACACGCTTCGGCGAGTTCGGGACGCAGGCAGGCGAGATTGGCACCCAGGCCGCCCTCGACGCCTTCGGCCTGGGGGGCACCCTGCTCGACCCGAACCATCGCTACTGGAAGGCGATCCGCGACACACAGTCGGCGTTCGCAGGCATGAACGAACAGGACCGCCCCGGCGGCACCTCGCCATCAATGCGGCGGAACGGTGTGCAGATCGCCAACAACATCACCGTCTCCAACGACCAGGAACAGATCCGGAAGTTACTGGAGACGACGAAGCGGCTACTGATGCAGTACGGAGGGGCAGGAGCGTGAGCCTGAACATTTCGATCCTCGGCGCCGGAGGTGGCCCGGAGATCCACCTCGCGGGCGACTTCGCCGGGACGGAAGGAATCCGCCTCGGCAAAGGCCAGGTGCAGGGCTTCTACCACGCGCCGGTGGACACGGAATGGAAGCGGGCCAGGCGCCAGCGCGGCGGCTCGTTCGCCGGGCTCGAGAACCCGGCGCGCGACATGCAGCTCGGCTTCCGTGTCCGCGCCATCCCCGGCCGGACATGGCAGGAGTCGGACACTCTGCTCCGCTCCTGCTTCACGTATCAGCTGGACCCGTGGTGGCCGGGCGACACCCTCGCCCGCATCCGCGTCGAATCCGACTCCGGTATCCGCAGCCTCGCGGTGCAGATGTTCGAGGAACCGGACTTCGTTCCGGACATCAGCCCGGAAGTGCTCCAGTACGGGAACGTCTTCTACAAGCTGCGTGCCGGTCAGTCGTTCTGGGAGGCACCGCCCATCGTCAAGTCATGGGAGACGGCGGGCACGTCCGGGTCGGGCACGATCGAAGTGTCCAACCCGACCGATGTCGAGATGTTCCAGACGTGGGTCCTGACGCCGGGAACGTGGACGGTTCCGGACGTGTCGTGGACGGGCCGCCCCCGCGCGCGCACACCCGGTGGTCTGTACCCGTCACGGTCGATCACCCTGCAGCCCGTCACTCCGGCTATGGGGTCGTTGACGATCCAGCTCGATCCGATGCACGTGATGATGCAGGACGCATCGGGCATCAATGTCATGGGATTGGTCGGCGGCGGCTACTACTTCATGCACACCATCCCGCCACACACCCCGCTAACACGCCTGCCGATCTCGGTGACGGATGCGCCGGTGGGTGGGGCGCGGGCGGAGCTGCATCAGCCGCGCCTGTGGTCGAACTGCCTCGGAGGAATGTAGATGACGACTGCACTGGAGCAGGCGTGCGCGGATGGCCTCGCCGCGGTTCGTGAACGCGAAGCTGCCCTGGTCATGTCGCGCCTGTATGCGCCCGTCGTGCAGTTGTGGGACGGCAATATCAACCTGCAGTACGTCGTGCGATGTGAGAACGAATACGACTGGCTGGATGTCGAGAACGACACCGGTACCGGCGTCATCAAGATCGATTCTGATCATGAAGAAGCGCAGTGGCTGTGGGACATCCGGGGCCGCAAGGACCGCGGCGAAACCATCGATGTCCTCGTCACGGTCGACTACGTCGGCAGGCGTTGGTCCGGGTTCCTCGACACCGTCGACATGGACACCAACGACCTCGGTCAATCCATCGTCACCGCGAACTTCCTGTCCGACTACGAGCAACTGAAGTGGCGGGACCTGTGGGCCACCCCGACCACCCCGGCTGGGTTCCAGCCGTTCAAAGTGTTCATGCTCGGTGGCCCCACTGATTGGGCGTTGGGTACCGCGCTCAAGCTGAACCTTGCCCGCGCGCATGGGTGGCCGGCAGGGATGGGATGGAACGACCCCCTCTCTGACGGGGACGCGGACTACACGAATTGGCCGATCGCCCTCGCCCCACTGGACTACGAAACGGCCGCCACCCGCGGCACCGTTACCGGTCTGGCGCTCTCGCGGTTCAAGACGTGGCACGAGTGCGCCGAGTCGATGCTGCACGACGCGGACCTGACCGTCCGATGGCGGCGGTACATGCCCGGCGATCCGTTGCCGTGGGAGGGTGCGCAGGTCGCCTACGGCACGTTGGTCATCTGGTTCGAGAACAACTCGGGTGGGCTCGCCCCGACCGTGACGGGTTCCTTCTGGGAAGGCGTCGGACAGTTGGTGCGGATCTTCGTGTCCGCATTCTCCGAGGGACTCGGTGGTGGGTCGCTACCGATCGAGAACTCAGAACAGTCGGTCGTTGGCCTGCCGCCGGTGCCGGAGTATCAGGTGCCCGGCTACCTGGGGACCAACCCGAAGGTGCCGTTCGTGTTCTACCCGGCCGGATCGCCAGGGGTTGTGTCGCAGAAGGCGTCCCTGAGATTGGCGCGTGGGCACAGGCTGACCGGTGGTGGGCACTCAATGCCCGGCGTGAACGAGATCATCGAGGCGGCCATCGCAGCGATCGGCGATGCCCTGGCAGCGATCCCCTTCCTTCCGATCCCACCCATGGGGGGCGTGGCGACGGCACTGCTGATGCCGTTCCTGGAGGACACGATCCTCGCCTTCATGACCGTCTACTTGGTCAACCGCTCGCAGTACCTGTCGGACTTCTCGCTGTACGAAATGTGGGTCGACGGCGCAGACCAGGCATACACCCTCAGTGCCACCCTGGTATTACGCGAGGCGGTCCGCGCGACCGAAACGAAGTACTCGGCGGATATGCAGATCCTCGACGGCACACCGTGGTTGGTCGGCGCGAAAGGGTATGGGCATTTCGATTTGGGGAACCGGATATTCGTGCAGACCGAAGGTGACCGGTCGGGGCGAATCGAAGCACCGCGCGTGAAGTCCCTTCGCCTGACCGCCGGCCCCGGGCGGGCTCCCGGTTGGGATATCAGGCTCGGCTCGAAAGACCCACAGGACGCATTCGGGCTGATCCTGAAACGCATCCAGAAACTTGCAAGCGGCATGAAGGCGTTAGGTGTGATCTGATGCAGGACAACGAACTACCCACCCTCGCGAACTGCAACCCGAACGACCCCGAAGAGGTCTTCCTCCCGTTCTTCGTGGGGCTGCCGGACGTGATCGGCGCAATGCTCGTCTTCCCTATCAAGTGGTGGCGGAAGGTGTCCGCCCACCTCATCGACTGCGGAGTGATGATCCAATGCCCACAGTGTGGACATCGTGAGGAACCAAAGAAGAAGTTCCGTATCGACGCGACTGAAGACCCGATGATGGGTGGTGGCGGACGATGGGTGCCGGCTGACGAGCCAGAGCCGGAAAAGGACGTCCTCGCCGAGCGGTTGGACAAGATCCGTCCGCAGATCAAGCAGGAGATGCTGCGTCGTCTGCGTGAGGAGTTCCCCGACGACCCCGCACTGCGTGACGGCGGTGCACGGTGACTGTCCCCGGGGGTGGTTATCCGGACGGCACCTTCGATGACGACCTCACCGGGCTGAACGGGCTCGACGAGGCGACGTGGAAGCAATCGAAGTTCGATTCCGCGGTCGGCCCCTACAACACGGCGCAAGGCAACTTCAAAGGCGAGTTCATTTCAGCGCCCCTGTTCGGTGGTGAGGTGGCGCGTCTCGACAATCGCATCGACGAGCTGTTGATCGGCACCGAGCGCGCCATCCGCTACACCTACAGCACCTCCGATGTGTGGACGAAGCACCCTGCCGCATACAAGGTTGTGGCGGACCTATTCGGCGGCTCCACCTCGGGCCGCAGGGGCACCCGATCCGATGGAGGGCAAGGTGGGTTCTCCGGCGGCTGGGAACGCGTCGAGTTCGCCGGTGCGGATCTCGAGAACCTGCCGACAAATGTGGCAGTCACGATCGGTGCAGGCACGGAAGGTGACGACGACAGCGACGCTGGCGACACCACGTTCGGCTCCTTCGCTGCAGCGGGTGGAGCTACGGCGTCCACCTACGGTCTCGGGAATCGCTCGTTCAAGATGCGCGGTGGCAAAGGTGGATTCAACGGATCCAGGGGTATGGCCGGTAGTGATGGTCCGTTTCACCCTGGCGGATCGGGGGGCGCAACCTCAGGGGGTGCCGCAGCGATCGGTGGGAACGGGTTCAGCATCGACGTCGGGCAGGTCGGGACAGGATCGGCTGGCGGCGGTGGCGGCACCTATGCGGACGGTTTGGCATGGTTTGGCGCCCGCGGCGGCTACGGTGGTTGGCCGTCCGCCCCGGGCGGTGGTGGAGGTGGGTCGTCGTGGGGACTCGTCGATGCGACCGCGCGTGGTGGCAACGGAGTCGCAGGTGCGGCAATCGTCACGGTGTATGTCGAAGACGCACTCGGTTCGCCACCATCGACACCGACCAATCTTGCGGCGTCCACCATCACATCGTCGTCAGCGCATGTCACCTGGGACGCATCGACTGACGATGTCATGGTCCGGAACTACGTCCTGTTCCTGAATGGCACCCGCTATGCGGTGGTGGATGTTCTGTACCACGACTTTGTGGGCCTCACGGCGTCCACTGCATACGAGGTTCAGGTTCAGGCCGTGGACATCGGCGACAACTTCTCTGAGCTCTCCGCTCCGATGCAATTCACTACGACCGCATGAGAAAGAGAGGTGAACATGTCGACAGCTGAGATAGTCGCTGACGGACTGGCATCACCCGGCGGATTCGAGGCGACCTTATACCGGGTCGACCCGCCGATCCAAGGTACCGATCACCTGCTGGTGTGGCATCAGCCGCGAATGTTCGGCCAGCCGGGGCAGATGAAGGTCGTGCTCGCGACCCCTGGGGGTGCGGGATACGGCAAGCGCATGGATGCGATCGCAGGCACGTACGTGACCGATGAGCCGAATCATCATCTCGCTTTGCAGCTTGCGGGGGGGTATCAGATCGTCACACCCGAGACTGTGGAGGTTGAATCGTGACGCGTTACTGGCCCCTCGAGCGGGGTCACATGGTCACGTCCGGGTTCGGTGCCCGCTGGGGAACCGCACACTGGGGCTGCGACTTCGGGCGCGAGGGCGGCTCTGGTGGCATGGCGGTGCACGCCGTGCAGGGCGGCAGTGTCACGCACGTCGGCCCTGCATCAGGGTTCGGGCAGTGGGTTGTCCTCGACCACCCCACCGAGGATGGTTCCGGCACCACCGTCTACGGGCACATCATCCCCGAGGTACACCTCGGGCAGCGCGTGGAGGCCGGGCAGCGCATCGCGCACATCAACCCGGACAGCAACACGAACGGCGGCGTCGCCCCACACCTGCACCTCGAGTGGCACCGATACGTGTGGTCACCACCCGGACCGAACCGGCTCGACCCGCTACCACTTCTCGACGGCGCACTCTTCCCCGGTGAGGCCCCGCCATCAACACCCGCAGGAGGAGGCATGGACGCACAGGCCCTCTCGGAAGCAATGGGCGGGAGTCTGCCGATCGAGCGGTACCGCGAACTCCTCCCTGGCTTCATGAACGCGATGCTCGCCGCGAAGTGCACCACAGTGGAGCGTGCTGCGATGTGGTGCGCACAGATCGGGCATGAGAGTGCCGGCCTGCAGTACATGGAGGAGATCGCTTCCGGTGCTGCATACAACGGCCGCGCGGATCTCGGTAACACGCAGCCGGGGGACGGGCCGCGATTCAAGGGTTCCGGCCCGATCCAGCTCACAGGCCGCGCCAACTTCCGCGCCTTCTCTGCGTGGTGCCACGCCCAGGGCTGGGTGGATTCCCCGACCTACTTCGAGCAGCGTCCGCAGCTTGTGCGCGACGATCCGCACTGGGGGTTTCTTGCAGCCTCGTGGTACTGGACGGTTGCGCGCCCACAGATCAACTCGCTCGCGGACACCCGGAACCTCGAAGGCGTCACACGCGCCATCAACGGGGGCCTCAACGGCATCGCCGACAGATCCACCCGCTACCAGCGGTGCCTGAACCTCGGCACTCGACTTCTCCCCACCTCTGGAGGTTTCCTCGACATGCTCAACCATGAAGAGCAGGTAGAACTGCTCGCCAAGACCCGCGACCTGTGGAACCTCGGTGTGCGCCCGGTCCCGTCACTCGTCGACAAGAAACCGTTCTCGCCGTTCTCCCTCATCCCCACCGCCGACAAGCATGCGTTCGACGCGAGCGTGAAGGCCGAGGAAATCCTCGAAGTCCTCGGCAACATCAATCGACGTCTCGAAGCATTGGAGGCCCGCAAGTGAGCAGCATCGCGACACTCTGGCCCACCATCCGCCAGGTCACCTACAGCACCATCACAGCACTCCTCGCGATCAGCGTCTCGGCGCAGTGGATCACCGACGGACAGGCGCAACAGTGGCTCACCATCGGATCGTCAGTCCTCGCCGGTGTCGGCCTCGTCGTGTCCACGCTGTTCGTGGACCGCACCTCGAAGGCGCAGGAAGCGAAGATCGAGAACGCCGTGCAGGTCGGCATCGAACATGCCGGGGTGCGCGTGAACGCTTCGGTTCCGACCGATGCCCTCGGGCAGATCCCGCCACAGGTGCGGCAGCACGTCGAGACGGCATACGACCGCGTGCTCGCCGAGCGCGACCGACTCCTCGGGCGGTAGCCCGTGGATCTGACAGTCCTCGGCTTCCCGATCGTCGATGTCGCCTCGACGACACTCCTCGTCGGAGTGTTCCTCGCGGTCGTCACTGACCGCCTCGTTCCCGGTACCCGAATGGACAAGGCCCTCAAGTACCGGGAAGAGCACATCGCCCGGCAGGACGACACGATCACCGAACTCCTGAACCAGAACCGGCACCTGCTGGCCAAGGCTGATGCCGACGCCCGGGTCATGGAAGCACTACCCCGAGTCCCTGCCGATGGAGGGTCCGATGCGTAGATCGAAACTTGCTGTCGCCGCTGCACAGGCGGGGGCGGCCGATGCTCAGCAGGTCCTCGATGAGGTGCGGGCGCAGTGGGCGCTCGTCAACGAGGTGACCGGACGTCACGAGAAGATCAAGCAGGCCAACCATATCGGTGAGCGTCTCGCGAAACTGTTCGGAGGGGATGCCGGTGGATAGGTGGCTGACACCCCGATACCTCACAGCCGCCGCTGTGGTCATCATCGGACTGTTGCTGTTTCCGATGGTCGGCCCGGAGAAGGCGGCCAACATTCTGATCACGGCGCTGGCGGTAGCCCTGTGGCTGTTCGTGATCGGGTATTCCCGGATCGAGTGGACCCGCTACAGCGAAGGCAAGGCGCTGATGGCCGCGATGGTCGCACTCGTCATCCTGTGCACCTTCCTGGCCGTCTACTACTGGACCGGCGGAATCGACTGGTTTCATCCGATTCGCGGCCTGCTGTATTTGGTGTGCATTCTCGGCGCCCTCAATTTCCTGTTCCTACTGAAGAAGTGAGGGCTGACTGATGCTCGGCTGGAAACCGATTTACGAGAACATTTGCCTCAATGGCGGCGACTGGATTTTCGAACGCACGAACCCGAAAGGCCCCTTCGTTCCCGGCATGACCGCCGAAGTGAAGTGGCAGAACGGCATCACGTGGGACGCCGAGATCAGCGGCGCCGACATCAAGTGGCGGATCGAATCCGAGGAGTGTACTCCGGCGATCATCCCCGACGGAACACCGTTCGTGATCTGGGTGCACTACCCCAACAACACGACGAGCACCACCGATGACTACCCGTGGATGCGCGGACGCGCGTACCGCACCGATATGGAGGACTAACCCATGGCTACACCTGACGTGACGAAGAATGCGATGGCTGATGAGTGGGCATCGCGGGGTGCCGTGTTTTCGCTGCACACCGGCGATCCGGGTACGTCCGGGGTGAATGAGGTGACGGACGGTTCGTATTCGCGGCAGACGACGACGTGGGGGACGGCGGCGGGTGGCACGGTCGCGGGCTCGAAACTGACGTTTGATGTGTCGGCGTCGACGACGGTGACGCATGTGTGCCGGTGGAGCGGGGCGACGTTGGTGGGTGTGTACGACCCGACCGACGCGACGGTCACCCCGTCCGGGAAGTTCGAGACGACCCCGTCGTACACGTACACGGGGCCGTGACGATGTGGCCGGGGCCTGATCGCGGGGCCGCGGTGTTCCCTGGTCCCGATACGGGGGCGGCTGTGTTCCCGGGGCCTGATCGCGGGGTCACGGTGTTCCCGCCGGCGCCGGTGTTCGCGATGCCCATCGGCCTCGACCTCGCTGGTGGCGGTGTGGTGCTGGTGGAACTGATCCCAACACCTTTGCATCCGCTCGACCTGTCGGGTGGCGGGCAGGTGGATGTGGAGTTGGCCGCGACAGCTGGTGTCGATCTGGCCTTGTCGGGTGGTGGTGTGGCGACCGTGAACTTCGCAACCCCCATCACCCTCGACTTGTCGGGTGGCGGGGATGTCGCGGTCGACCTCACACCGGTCGGTGTGCTGGATCTGGCGCTGTCGGGCAGCGGCACCACCGACACAGCGCTGACGTCGCACAGCACGCTGGGTCTGGCGCTCACCGGTGGCGGTGACGCCGCCTTCGGTACTGTCCCCACCGCCGACACCGATCTCACCCTCACCGGTGGTGGCGCCGTCGACGTGGCCGTATCCTCGGCGGTCGAGTTCCCCCTCGACCTGTCCGGCGGCGGCACCACGGGCGTCGAGCTGGCCCCGATCACGTTCCTAGCCGGCGGCATGGACAAGGCCGGCACCCAGAACGGCTCGAGCTCGTGGACTCAGGTCACCGGCTGGGGTGTGAGCCCCGGCTACCCGGGCGCGGTCATCGAGTCGAACGCCCTGCGCGTGGTCGGCACCGGCACCGCGACCGTCTACGGCCAGTTGACCACGACCGGCGGCGTGATCCCGTCGATTCAGTTCCGGGTGAAGCGGAACGGGACGATCGTCCTGACCTCGACCCAGGGCGGCACGCCCCAGGCCGCCTCGATGCAGCTCGACCTGGTCGACGGCGACCTGCTCGTATTCGAGGCCCGGTGCTCGTCGGTCTACGGCACGCCGACCATCCAGCCGACCGATACGTACTTGCGGTACGACCCGCTGTGACCCGCCAAGGCCCCCATCCTCTTCGTGAGGGTGGGGGCCTTTCGTCGTTCCATGGAACCGATTCTGCGGCGGATGCGTCCAACCAGACATGGACGCCGATGAGGTTCGCGATCTGCTGCGGGTGATGGGGATGCTCGAGCACGCCGAGATGCGGGACGCGGGCGGTGCTTCCCGGACCGAAGCCCCACCGCCCGCGCAAGAAACCACTCTACGACGCGACAGGCGCAGCCAACCACCGACGTACCGTCGCCTCTGACTTCCCGATCTCCTCACCGATCGCATAGTTCGATCACCCCGCAGTGCGGAGCTGACGCGCGCGATGACGCAGCGCGTCACCCGCGTCACTGGGTGCGTCGTCCTCTTCGGCCGGCGGGGGAGTGGGCGCCTCGGGCACTGCGGTGAGCTGCGGTGTCGCATGCGACGCGGGTGCGTCATCGTTCGACTCGAGGCCGGTCTCGGCCTCGTCCTCCGCGCGCGCAACCTCTTCCTCCGCGCGCGCCCGGGCGCGCACGATCGCCAGGTGCGTCAACGCGAGCGCCGCCACCGGTGGCACCACCGCGACGACCGTGGCGACACCGGGATGCACCGGCCCCGGCGGCAGTAGGAGGTGCGCGGCGTTCCCGGCCACCGACACCACCACGGCCGACCACAGGAGCGCCCAGGCGTAACGACGCGCCGGCCCGTCGTCGAGCGTCACTACCACCCGCGTTGCCGCGACGATCAGTCCGTCGACGACGAGCGGCCATACCGCGGACTGCCACTGTCCGAGCCCGGCACGGGCGGCGAGGTCGGCGAGGGCTGTGTAGGACAGTGCGAGCGCGGCGGCGCCGAGTCCGTAGATCAGTGCCCCGTCGGTGCGCGTCACGCGGATGGTGTTCACGAATCCCCTTTCGGTCTGACATCATGAGTGCACACCGCCCGTCCCCTCTGGGGGCGGGTTTACTTCTTCCGGGCCCCGCCGCGCGATGTACCGGATACGTACCGGTAATTCACGACACCGGTTGGAACGACCGGACGCGACACGGAACTACATGGAATTGCCCGCTCAGAAAGTGACAACCCCACACCGAACCACTTGCCACTAGCCGACGTTGCCGGACCGCAGAAGCCCTCGCGAGGCGGCGGAGGACCCGGGTTCGATTCCCGGCA